GTAAGTCGTAGCCTTCTTAATGCCTTGGTTCTTTAAAAGTTTAGCCAAACCCAAATAGTTCTTGAGTAATTTCTGAGGCTGTTCAGCAGAGAAGGTGTGAAACTGCACAACCCCGTCACCAATCAAAGTGAGCATAAAAGCTGAGTTTCCAATCTGAACTAACTTGTTATTTGGGTCTTGCAGAGCAGAGGCGAGCTTACGCAAGAAGGTATCCATCGTTACACCGGGCGGTAACTGGTTAGCCATAGAAGTTTGAACGACTTGAAGGGCGTTCATTGTCTTGCCCTCGTCTTCTCCGCGAGTCTTCTTTATGGTGTCCAACACCCCAATATCAGGCATCTTTGGCGCTAATGGTGACGCTGTTTCTGCTGTTTTAGCCATGATTACAGTCCTAGTGAAGAAGCAATTTGTTGATGGATATACAAGTGACTAGCAAGCCAATCGTAAAAATCTGATTCATTGTTGAAGTCAACATCCAACATATTGAATGGATTGTTCAAACCCAACAATGAAGAAAATGCTTGATGCTCAACTTGATGAGCAAGCAACCAGTCATCTAGGTTAGACGTTTCAGCGTCAATCAAAGGATAGACAGGAACACTCACTCCACCGTCCATAAATACTTCTTGGAACAGTTTGTGCTGTAGCCCGTTCTCAAACAAGAACTCTTGCAATGAGTCATTGTTTCCATATTCAACAGCAGAGAGCGTGTCAAAGTTCACTTGTCTGCCTTTCCATCAAGGCGGTCAAAGATGCGCTCTAGCACAGAATCAATCTTGTCTAGGCGAGTATTTATATCTTGTTTGGTTGCATAGTTCTTAGCCAAGTCAACCTCAATAGATTGCAAGCCAGTCTTTAGGCTCTTGACAGAATCCCATATCTCACGACACCACCAACCCACACCGATTAGTAGCGCACCGCCAACAAGATTGAATATGTCTTGGAATTGCATCTTATGCGGCGTAGTAAGGGACTTTGACAACAGTAGCGTTAGCTAATTGAATTTGGATGTATCCGGCTGGAGTCAACGGCAAACTAGCCGTTCCAAATGTTGCGCTTGCAGCAGTTGTGTTGGTCACAGTAACATTAGCCACCACGTTTCCACCCGTAATAGCCACAGCATTGGCGTTTTGAATAGCCATCGTGCCAAGCCCTGACACCGAAGAGTTAGCAATAGCAATTGCTACGTTGGAAGCGCTTGTAATCTGACCTTGAGCATTGACCGTGACTTGAGAGACAGTAGAGGCATTACCATACGTTCCCGCAGTTACAGCCGTGTTAGCGATAGCAACCGTGCCAGAAGAGGTAATCGTGCCACCAGACAAGCCTGTGCCAGCCGTGATGCTTGTAACAGTACCTTGCGGGTTAGCTACGTTTGCTGCCGCAGTTATGCGCCCTTGTGCATCAATAGTAATCTGTGGGACAAAAGCGGCAGTTCCATAAGAGCCAGCAGTAACAGCAGTATTAGCAAGCGAGATAGTTCCTGTGGTCGTAATAGGACCACCAGTAAGCCCAGTACCCGTTGCAATGTTGGTTACTGTGCCGTTTGTTCCACCGCTACTGATTGCTACTGTCTTTAACATGATTACATCCCATCTCCGGGCGTGATATAGATAGTGGCGTTGCCACTAGTCGTTACACCCGTAAAGTAAGCGTTTGGTACAAAAGTAAGAATCTCATCAGTTCCAGCAAGTAGCGGGAAAGATGGTCCTGTAGTCGATACAACCGCACAGTTGTTGGCAGCATCACTTGCGCTTGTGCCGTAACCGAGGAATACTACAACAGAGCCAGAGTTGATGATGCGGTATTGGTTGCCACCAAGCGTAGTAGATACGCATTGCACAGCAGTAGGCGCTGCCGTATTAGCGAGAAACGCTACGGTGTTACCAAGTTTGGTAAATGCGTTGGTACTCATTATTGACTCGCAGCTCTTAATGGAGATAAATCTTCTGTTGTCCAAAAATCCTTGGCAAGCATAATCTTTAAATGCTCTTTATTACGAGCCAAGCAGTCTGCCCAATCTTCTGCTGTCATGTCTTCTGGCTGTCCAGCGTTAATGAGGTTTACTGAGTCCATTGCGGCAGAGTAGTGCTGTGCAATTTGCGCTTGTGTGAGTTCTTCCATGTCTTATCCTTTCAGAGCCGCAAGTTCGGCTTTTACTGTATCTAGTTCGGCTTTGAGTTCTTTTATAGCGTTAATCATGTGCCATGTAAGATTGTCAGGGTCTACTGATAGAACGCCTGTTGTTTCTTCTTTCACGCAGTCAGGGCATACTTCTTGAAGTTCTTGAGCTATTACACCAAGTTGTACGCCAGTCCTTTGAACCGCACAAGTTGGGTCTAACTCTGTGACTTCTTCTGGTAAACGGTACTCAAAGTTACGAACACGAATTTGGTTTATTTTGTCCAAACCTTCTGTGTTATCAACAATGTTTTTCTTTAGTCTAAAGTCAGATGTAGTTGACCAAGAAGAAGAGTTGTTTCCTTGATATACGCCACCGCCATTAGGATAAATAAAACCTGTGCTGTCACCTTTTGGTGATTGAGCATCAGTAGCAAGAACAATAGAGTTACTTCTAGCAGATGCACCAGCGTTGATTCCTCCGCCACCAATAAATATATTGGCATATCCAGTAACTAAATTAGTTGTAGAACTTCCTGTGTTATTTCCAAGTAAAACATTGTTATACCCAGTTGTTATGCCGTTTCCAGCGTTATAGCCCAATGCAACATTACTGTTTGCTGTGGTATTGTTAAAAAGAGAACCTGAGCCTATTCCCGTATTGTATGAACCAGTGGTATTGGAATAAAGTGCCGCATGACCCATTCCAGTATTTATTGTTCCAGAAGTGTTTGCAACTAATACTTGATTTCCAATAGCGGTATTTTCATTCCCTGTGCAAGTTGCTTGTAAATTGGTACTTCCAATCGCTACACAACGACTTCCAGTTGTAACGCCAACGCCTGCTTGATAACCTACAAACACATTGTTTGCGCCAGTTGTGTTTGCATACCCCGCCTGATAACCCACTGCGGTAATAGGAGTACCAGTTGTGTTTGCATACCCCGCCTGATAACCTACTGCTGTGTTGTTAGATGCTGTGGTGTTGGCGGCAAGGGCTTGGTCACCAAGGGCTGTGTTGCTTGACCCTGTTGTGTTGACTAAAAGCGCATTGCGACCAACGGCAACTTGGTTTGTTCCAGTGGTATTGGCTTTAAGTGCTGTGTATCCAACAGCGACAAGGCTATATCCAGTCGTATTTGCTTGCAAGGCTTGATAGCCTAGACCAACAGCTTCAGAACCTGTCGTATTAGCCGCTAAAGCACCATTACCTAAAACCGTATTAGTGGAAATAGAAGCGTTGCCTAAACCAGCACGAACCGTGTTAATGGTTATGTCTCCATTAGTGCTAGTCACAGCCACATTAGCCAATGTCATGTTGTTTAGCGTAGTAACAGTATTACCCAACTGAATAGCTGTATTACCAAGCGTTATGGTTGTAGCAAAGTTACTGTCTAATTGAGACAGAGGAATACTTGTTGTTGCGCTACCAAAGGTATATGGAACTGCCATGTTAGAACCTCACTCTTAATTCGTGTTCGTATTCGAACCCATTGATTACAAAATTTGCACCCGTTGATGTAACGGTCATGCCCAAATACTTACCCCATTGTTTTGCGTCAGTCTTGTATAGGGTATACCCGCCACCACCATACCAAGTGATTACAGTAGAACTGTTGTTCACCCAAGAAATCACATTACTTAGATTATTAATCCAACTGACTAATTCTCCAAGCAAAACAGGAGTGCTAGAACCCGTCTCAGAGTCAACTGTGACCGTCAACTGAGAAGCATTGGTCAAGGTAGCCTCAATGCCAACCTTTAACGCTTGCTTAGTGCGAATCGGGTCTTTCATCGGATTAAGAGATGTCTGAACATAACTTGCTATATTAGAAGTCGAATCCGAATACAGACGCACACAAGAGTTGCCGTTTGAGCCGTAGAGGTTAATCTTGCCACCTAGAGGAGCAGAAGTGATGTAAGCCAAGTCACTAGTTGCGCTAGTGAAAAACCACTTTTTCTCAAAAAATATGGCTTGGATATATCGACTAGAGCTAGAAGTGCCGAGTCCACCCGTATATTTGAAATTGAAGGCAGCGCACAGAATATTGTTTAACAACACCTGACCCGCATAGACGGGAAAGTCAAAGTCAATGTAGGGGAAAACCCCATCAAGAGAGTCTGAGATTTTGGTCGTTGTAGAACCTACTAGAGCATAAATGCCGTAGTTGTTCATAAACAAAACAGACCTGAAATAAGGGTAAATGGCGTATGGCAACTTAGAGCCAACAGACGCACTCACGTTTGTATTAGTAAACAGCGTTGTGCCAGCATTAGTTACCCGCACATCCGAGAAGACGTTGATAGAGTCATCTCCAAAGATGTAGAGGAAGTTGTTAGCCGACAAGAGCTGAGTAATGTTGCCGTGCAAGGTTGCGTCAGTCAGAGTAACCGTACCCGCAGAAACGCTTGTAAAGTCGCTATACGACCCCGCAGCAGAATAGGTAACCGTGCGCCCGTTGGCTATCCAAACACGCCCTGAGAAGGACTGGATGCCGACTACTGGCTCTGTATTGATGATTGCTTTGGCTGTGGCGTTAGTTCCACCACCACCCGCAATGGTTACAGTAATGTTAGAAGCATTGGTGTATCCACTACCGACATTGGTCATCACGACTTGTGTGACGATGCCACCAGAAACAATGCCTTGACCAGCAGCATTAGCGCCACCGCCACCAGCGATAGTGACAGTCAGGTTAGACGCATTGGTATAACCCGTGCCACCAGCAGTCACTAAGACTGAGACTGTTCCCGTTGCAAAAGTAGTAATTCCTGATACTGCATTAGCACCAGAGCCACCACCACCATTGAAAGTGACCGTAGGAGAGCTTGTATAGCCTGTTCCCGCCTCTGTAATCGTGATAGAGGACACCGCATTAGCCGTGATGGTTGCTACAGCCGTAGCCTGTACGCCATTAGCCGAATTAGGGGCTGAGATGATGACTGCTGGCGCAGAGGTGTAAGCAGAGCCACCTTGAACAATGCCAATCTGTCCAACAGCGCCAATAAAGATAAGGTTTGTGCCATCCCAAGTAAAGTAACCCTTTGCAGGGTCACCAATCAGGATGCGGTCATTTTTCCATTGGGAGATGTTGACCCCTGATGCGCTAAATGTTCCAGAAGAAGCAATAGTGCCTCTAACATTTGTGTCCAAGCGCACATACTCAGCCGAGCCATTTGCCTGAAATGCAACCAAGTAATTAACCAAACCAATGTTGGCTGAACAGTAAAAGCTGACTGTATTAGAGAACGTGACGCTACCAACATTAGAGTAGGTGGGCGTAATCTTGAGGTTGCCATAGCCAATAGGCATAGCGTTCTCAAGCCAGTAGAACTCATCGTCTCCAATAGCCGTTCTGTTCGCCTTGGTGTTTACACCCTTGAACTGTTTGACAACCTCGTAGGATTTTTTTTGCTCTGCGGCTGCCATATCTTAGAACGGTGTTGAGTACGGGGTTGGTATCCTTCTTGTAAACACAGATACCAATACCGATTGAGTTTTTTGCTTGTACTGCTGCAAATAGATTTCAGCTTCACCAAACGATTGCTCGTAGTATTTGGCAAGATGAGCCGCATAGAACTGCACAACAGTATCGTATGGGTCATTGATGGTATCTGTATCAGCCAGATTAACCATAGTAGTAGGCAAAATAACCGTATCCAAGTCAATCACATAGACTTGGTCTGGTACTGGTCCGACATAAATTTGAGATTGACCATAAATGCTAAAGCAAATAGGTCGCTGAACATTGTTCTGCCAATAACGCAATTGAGCATTAAAGTCAGTCCAAGGTAAATACCGTAATGGGATTCTTGAGTTTCCCCAATACAAATTGATATTCAAAACATCAAGCGTTAACAACCCTGAAGGCAAAGCAGCGTAGTTAATGACCTCACATGGTCCTGCATACTGCAACGTAGCCGTGCCATCTGTAAAAGTTGTTGTCGGTGGGTAGACGTAGTTGGCTGATGGATAGGGAGGCGAGGTCGAGCCAAGCACACCACCAGTTACAACTTTGTAAATATAGATGTTAGAGAAGACGTAACTGTTAGTTGTCACGGTCAATCCAGCAGACCAGATGACTGGGTTGCTTCCACCCGCTACGGGAGTGCAAGGAGTTTGCGATACTTGAACGGTTCTCAGACACCCTGTGTCGCGCACGACACGCTCACGCGCACTATTGATATAGCCTATTAGCTGGTCATTAGTGTAGAAGTTAGCTTGCGCGTCATGCAGCAAATATCTAACTTGCGTGAGATAGCCTTGGAGTGTCTGAGCCATGCGTTATCCATCGTGTTCAGAGTTGACTTTTCCCCCTACCTTCTTAGAAGGCAGAGGTACTCGCTCAACCACCGGGGATAACAAGTGGCTTTTCACAGGCGGTTTGTCAGAGATTTCAAATTTAGACAAGATTTTCAAACCTTCAGGAATGTCATTTCTTGTTTGAATTAGCGACAACCTCGCCATGTAATTTTCTTTATTTGGGTCACCATGACCAAATATGTGACAAACGGCATCTTCTGGAGCTTCCACCGTTTCCCCCACAGGGAAGGTATACGGTTTGAACTCGTAGTTGAATGTTATGGGTTTTTCCCACTTGTTTGTCACATATAGGGTTTGCATGGATTAGAAGCTCACGACATCGCCATATACGCAAATGTCAACAGTATTGCCATTGTTAGCAATAGCATTGACGTTCACAAATAGGCATTGAGTTACGTTACCGGGAACTACGTTACTTGTGAAGGGTGCTGCTGCGTTAATGTCAACATAACGACCAACCGTGCTAAGTGCTGTCAGTACGGTGTTTGCCGTAACTAAGTTTGCACCATCACTTGTAGTTGAAATGCTGACGTTAGCATTAGACACATTACCAGAGGAATTTTGAAACGTAACTCTACGAACAATAATTCCTCCAGAATTGGCTACCCCTCCACCGTTGGTCAAGCCACCGCTAAGAATAGGAATGGTAACAACTCCGTTACCAGTCGTGTTCAAAGTAGTAGCTCTTACAACGCCAATACGACCATTACTAAAACTGTCTAGGTTTAGTTGACCGACTGCATCTGGATTAGCCATATAGTCTCCTTAACTGACGTAGGTGCTACCGACTGCTTGACCACCATTGGTAGCTAACAGAGTAACAGTATCGGCAGTTTGCGTAGACTTAGCGTATACGTTCACACCATCAGAGATGATAACGCCACCCACGTTGGCTGCCGAGACAGTCACGTTGGATGAACCGTTATAGGCAATCACAGAAGTGTTTGCTTGTGGGAACATGATATACACACCAGCAGGAATAACAGTACCGTTGCCGGTGCTAGTAGACGTGATGGTTGTGGTTAAGAAATACGCGCCAGCCGTGTTGGTTTGCGCTGCGGCAAGTATGATTTTATTGGTGCTTAATGACATGGTTTATTGCTCCTTATAGTGACAAAGAGTTGTAACCAGACACTACTGCCATAGATTTTGGCTTGGTCGAAACCATTTCCGCAATCATCAAAACAGCACCGACATAACCGATTTGCCAGTTTGGAAGTGTGGACTCAAATCCTGTAAACACAAACGAACCTTGCTCATGGACATAGAGCGAGAGATAGTTAGTGTTCAGGAAGTACACAGTACCTTCTGGGCAGTATGGGTCTGGATAGATTGGAACACCAGCAACCATCAAAGCGCGGAAAGCGGCTTGAGGACCGTTAGCATCACCATCAAAACCGTGACCGGGTGTGATTACATATTGTTCTTGACCAACAAAGTCTTGAGCAAGCAATGTCCAAGTACCAAATCCGCAAACACCGAAAGAAGGCACTTCAGCACCGTTCTTCACAGTACCAGAGATGTACTGCAAGATGTTTTGACGAGTTGGGTTGACGTTACCGGCTGAGTAAGCCTTTGACTGCCACCAAGTGTATGCAGAACGGCTGATGTTGCCATAAGTGCCAGAGGCAGAAACAGCAGCAGGGAGTCCTGTGAATTGTTGCGTATTAGTGCTGTTGTTATACAAGGCGGTTGCCATTGCATCCATCATCACGTTTGTCGCATCGTTCATACGGGCTTCAATCAATGGAATGATTGCAGCGTCTTGCT